AAAACCGGCGGAAACCTCGGAATTTTACACGAAAAACTGAATCATACACCATCGGTCGCCCCCGGCAGGGCGGCTTGAAAACAACAAACCTTGCCCTGATCGCAGGGCGTAAAACACAGGAGGAAGCATGACAAAAACCACCAACTACCAGCTCAACCAATGGGCGAAGTCCGACCGCGTGATGATGGACGACTTCAACGCCGACAACGCCAAGATCGACGCGGCCCTCAAGGCCAACGCCGACGCCATCGCCGCGGAGACCACCGCCCGCGTCGCGGGCGACGTGCTCGTGAAGCTCAAAGAAATCACGGTCACATCGGAGATCGCACAGATCGATATGGACTTTTCCGACATCGACCTGCGCAGTTTCTCCAAGCTGATTATCCGCCCAGCGCTCGCCTGCACTGACAACGTGGACTATCGTCTGCGCTTCGGCAGCGGCGAGGGAACCATTTTCCGCCACTACGTCAACCGCGAGTTTGCCAACTATGACTACGCCGCGGGCCTCGGCCCCGCCGGGCGCGAGTACGCCGAGGTCGAGCTGTGCCCCGGCGACGGCTGCTACTACATCACCACCCGAAAGCTGACGAGCACCGGCGAGACCGTTACGGTCTGCACGACGAACGCTTCGAACTTCGGGGAGACCGGCCCCAACTCGCTCTCGCTGTATAAAACCTCGTCCGCGCAGTATTTCACAGTGGGCAGCAGTGTGACGCTGTACGGCGTGAAAAGGTAAAAAAAGACCCGCTCCACTCGGAGCGGGTCTTTTTTATTTTAGTTCAAAGAACTTTGATGGTGCTATCAAGCTTAGCCAGCAACCGTGTTGGAGGTCAGGGTCACACCATTGATGGTGACGATGGCCTGATACAGGTTAATGCTGACACTGCTCAGGGTATTGCTCGTATCGCTACTACCAGCGGTGATTGCAGAACCACCAGCCAGGTTAACATAGCTGACCAGACCAGTCTGGGTATTGGTAATCTTCATCTGAGCACTCCAAGCAGTCGTGTCGGGAGCACCAGCGGCATTAGCCACGGTCAGAGTGACCACATTGCTAGCACTGGCCAGGCTGACGGTCACGTTATTTCCGCTGGGCGTGACAGCAGAGGAGGTCTCGTCAACGACCTTGATGAACACAGTGCTCAGCAGGCCATCGGTGAGCTTGAACCAAACCTGATCGTTGGCATCCTTGCCGATGGAGGCAGGAGCGGAAGCGATCAGAGTGCCGTCGGTGCCGATGTAGTAGACCTTGCAGCCATCATCGAAGGCATAGAGCTTGCTGCCGATCTTCACAACGGAGTTGGTGGTAGCCTCAGTGCCAACCGCGGTGAAGAGGTTGGCGCCGTCAACCTTGGTAGCAGGATTGTTGATATCCATGTAGGCGATATCGCTGTAGCCGGAGGCAACGCCCTTGCTGTTGTACGAAACACCGGTCAGGATGCTGTAGTTCGTGACAGCGAAGTCGGTCTTGATCTTGGTCTCAGCACCGTCGATGATGGCGTCGTACTCATAGTAGTAGCCGAGATCCTTGGTGTAGGACTGGCCGGCGGAACCGCCCTTGATGAAGGTGACAGCCTTGCTGCCGTCGGAGATGTAGAGGTTGTTGGTCTGGCCGCTAACCTTGGTCTTGGCGACGACAACGATCTTGGCAATGGTGTTGTCCTCAGTCAGCAGGGTGATGGGAGCGGTGTAGGTGCCGCCCTTCCACTCGATGTTGGGGACGTTGGCAATGCCGGTGTAGGAGGTGTAGGTGGTATCCGTGCCGCTCTCGTCGATGACGAGGAACGTGGTCTTGCCGTTGGCATAGAGGCGACCGGTGTTGGTGGAGCCGACGTTATAGGCGTTGTTAGAGACCGTGCCGTCGAGGGAGGGGATGCCCTTGGTGATCTTGGCGGAGCCAACGTCCGCGTTACGCGCGTCAGCCGCCAGGGTCAGCGTGTACTCCTCGTCGCTGTTGACGGTGTAGGAGACCACATCGTACTTGTTCAGCTTGGAGTTGCCAGAGGCAGAAGAGGTATAGTCATCCAAACTGCGATCAGAATACGCAGTACCGTTGGCATCCTTCAGAGCCTTGACGTCGACCTTCTTGGTGGTGCCGTCGGTGAAGAGGAGCTTGGCGCGGGGGCTATCGAGGCGGGAACCCTTCTCATAGGCGAGGATGACCGCATACTGCAGGGTATCGTCAGCGTCGACAAAAGCGGCGTAGCCGTACTGATCCAAATAAACGCTAACGTCCTTACCAACGCTGGTGTTCATGCCGGGGGTGATGGAGGTGCCGTTGGCGCTCTTCTTGTAGGTGGTGCCGTCAACGGTGACGTTCTTTTCGGCGGTGAAGCCGTTCATCTTGCCGGTGACCTTCTCGGCCAGAGCCATGCTCTTGACGCCAGCGTCGCCAGCCTTGCCGGAGTAGGTGTAGAGAACGATGTCATCCTTGCTGTAGCTGTCGTCCGTCTCATAGGTGCTGCCGGAGCCGGTCTTGGCAGTAAAGGTGACATAGGCATCCTTGGTGGTGGAAGCCTTGTAGGAAGCGGTGATCTTGCCAACGTAGGTGTTGATCGCGATCACGGTCAGGGACTCGGCGTCGTCATTGTAGTAGACCTCGAGCAGGGTGCCGTTGCCGCCCTTTTCGACCTTGCTGCCCTTGACGATATCCTGAGTCCAGGAGCTGGACAGATTCCGGCCATCCTCATAATAGGTGACCTTGGAATCGTCAATGCCCTTGCTCAGACCGAGGTCGGAATAGATGGTGCCGATCTCGACGGTAGCGGTGTAGGACAGGTCAGCAGCATCCGCATAGGTGCCGATGGACTTGGCCTTGAGCATCCACTCGGTAGCGGGACGCTCGAAAGCATCGGTGGTGGAGTTCTTCTTGAGATCCTTGTAGAGCTTCTCGCCGAGCTCAACGGTGTACTCGCCGGAGGTGAGCTTCTCCTTGGAGATGTTCTGATCCTTGGCGACGGTGGAGGTCTCATACTTGGCAACGGAAGCGCCGAAGTTGATCTTAGTGCCGTCGACGATGATGGTGGAGCCCTTGGTGTCATAGGTGACCATGGGAGCCTCGAGGGCGTTCAGGCACATCTGAGCGGCCTTCTCACGGGTGAGGACCTGGTTGACGGAGCCGGAGATGCCGTCCATCAGCTTGGTGCCGGCCATGAGCTTGCTGGTGTTGATGGCCCAGTCGGTGCCGACCATGCCCTCGGCCTTGGCATCGTAGCCGAGCTCAACGAGCAGCATCTTGCCGAACTGCAGAGCAGTCAGCTGACCGGCGGGGTCGAACTTGCTGTTGCCGACACCGTTGACGACGCCGGCCTGCGCGCAGTAGCCGACAAAGCCGGCGGACCAGCGAGTGGAGGCCACGTCGGTAAAGGTAGCGCCGCCCGCGAGGGCGTCAGCAGCCTTGGAGCCGAGCTCGAGGTACGCGATGATCTTCGCGGCCTGCTCACGGGTCAGGTTTTCCTTGGCATTGAAATTGCCCTTTTCATCGCCAACGAACACACCAACGGCGTTCATGACGTCAACAGCTTCCTTGTAGTCGATCTTGTCGGCATCTTTGAAAGCTGCGTTGCTGATGGTGACGAGGGACATGGACATGACCAGCGCCAGCACCAGAGCGAGTAACTTTTTCATATAATGTTACTCTCCTTTCTGAAATTTCCGTTTCCGGTTCTGCGGCATCGTATATTTTTCCGCGTGTCGGCTCGATTTTCTTTTGTTTATGCACGTCGGCTCGTTGAGGAGGGCGTCCGTCAAAATCCTGCCTTTGTGCAAAACGGAGAAAATGTTGCAAAAACGGGTCAAATAGGCGATATCGTATCTCCATCACAGAATCACAGAATCTGAGACCAGATAGAATAAATCAGCAGCACCACAAGAGGAAAAACGACACCGAGCAGGAAAAGCACTCCGAGTAGTTTAGCAATTATTTTTAGCATTTATATACTCCTTTTATTTACGATAGTGCATACTTCTATTTATCATTTTAGCTTGTCGGAGTGCATACGTCAAGTCCTATTTCACTGCTCTAAACTCGCTAGCCGCGCTCACGCTTGGCTGCGCTTGGTGTCACTCAGGCCCATTACATCAAGAGGTGTAATGGGCCTGAGATGCCCCCAAGCCTTTGCTTGGGGGCGAAGCTAATCAGAATTTACCATCATTTTTTAGATGAGTAAATCCACCGGAATTTACTCCGCCAAAAAGCCATCTATACCAATCAGAATTAGTAACGGCTTTTTTGACGTCACCGGAAGCAGACGAAAGCCAAGAAGAAATGGAATCAAAGAGAGACTTGCCGGAGGAACCAAGACCGGCAGAACCTTCATCACCGGAAACCATTTTCAAAAGCTCACGAGCGAATCCCCAAGGACCGTTGGGATTCGCTATGTTCTGATCCGTTGCGTACTTACTCGCAGCATACGACATATTGGCGCCATACTTAGAAGCATCGGCGCCGATCTGAGCAACGAGCTTCTCCATAGCAGTGTACTTATCGGCAACTGCTTCCTGTGTACGTGCATTGACGTTTGCAGTTTGCAACTGGGTTTGAGCAGAAAGCACCGATCCAAGCATTTGCACAAGAGCAGCATTAGCAGAGGTATCAACCTCACCTTTAGCACCAGCAGAGGTCACGCCGGAAGCGGTAGCACCGGAGGTAACGGCAGCGCCGTTACCTCCCATAGCACTTAGAACCGGATTCAAACCGGCTGCCTTAAGATCACGAATCTCACGCTGGTGAGCAGTATTGCTCATGTATTCCTGCCAAGAACGGCTTTTAGCGGCCTCCTGAGCGTTAAATTGCATAACCAAGGCATTTTGACGCTCCTGCCAATCACGTTGCTCAGCGGCCAACTGTGCGCTCCTGGCGGTGTTTTCTGAAGCAGTCCGAGTGATACGAGAAAGAGCAGAATCCAAATTTCCAACAGCCGGCACACTCTGAACCTGAGCAGCATCCTTACCAGTAGTCATAAAATCACCTCTCAGTGATGGTCAATCAGACCAGGGATAGAGTACATCGGCATAGGACGTGTAGTACGGTTCTTGATATAGATATCGGCAAAAAGCTGATTGCTGACGCTGGAAGTAACAGCAAGCACACGATCAACGTTTGTCTTATCCTCACGAATCCAAGAATCAGAGAGCATAGGCAGCGCGGAATAATCATCTGCAAGATGCCAAACGTCAAGAGACTGCGCGTACTGGGAACGCATCTCACCAGTTACACGAGAAGGCTTATAGCGATAATCAGCCCACGCTTCCTGATAGCCGAAAACCTGGTCATCAACGACAGCACCGGCAGAATCCTTAACGCCAGGGCCCTGCGCATAAATCTCCTTGTTTTTCACAGCCTGTTCGCCGATATTGGCGAAAACAGGCCAATAGTAGTCAAAGCGATCCTTACGAGACCAAAAACGTTCAAGACCCTGCTGATAAGTGTGATCATAACGAGCGACCATAACGCCGATGACAAAACCATGCTCCGTGAAAGACTTGGTGAAATCGGAATGCGTATCGGTAGTGACAGACATACCAGTCACAGTACCTTGTGCAGTCTCGCCGGAGGCCGTAGCAGACTGCTGCACAACCTGATTGATATTAATGGGGACACGGTTGCCACCGAGATACTCGGGACGCTGAAGGCGGGCATCCGGAGAAGTCACGCCAAAATGAGACTTGAGAATTTCGATATAGCGAGAACCGCCACGGGCATCTTTCTCATAAAGCTTCTGAATCTGGAACGCCATACGAAGCTGATTGATCGAAGCACCGAGACCACCGGAAGAAACAGCATAAAGGTTAACAGGATCAAAACCGGGTTTTTCAGCAGAACCACCATAGCCAGTGAGACCAGCATAATTGGAACCGGCAACAACAGGTGAAAAAGCCAGAGAATCATAAATATTAACCGGCCGATTACCAGCAGCAGGAAAAGAAACATTCGAAACACCAGTCAAAACATATCCACCAGGATCATGAGGTTGCTCACGGGTAACAACAGGATATTCACCGGACGTAGCCGAGGGAATCAAAACATCCGGACCTTTCTGAGGGGACGGAAGACAACTCGTGAAATAATCATGATACTTGGCAGCCTTATAAGGAAGACCACCTTTCGCAACATCAGTAACAAACGTACCAGTATTGACGCCGGCTACAGTAGCATCATCGACGGGAACAACGAGCGGGTCAGATAGATTTTCATCACGAAACCACTCATTCATCACCAGGGCATAAGCTCGGAAGGGAAGAGCACTAACGGAAAGATTAGGAACGCCAGTAGGGACACCGAAATAATCGGCAATAGTTCCAACAGACCATCCGCTATCAGCAGGAGCAGTAATCTGAGGAATTTCATACTCTGTCTGAGGAATCCAGGCAGATTCCGTATTCTCGCCGTTGAACTGCTTCCAATGAGACCAAGTAAGGCGGTTCGGTACGAAGAAGAAATACGTGTCAAGGTAGATGTTGTCCATGACCGGAGTAAGCAGCGTCTGCAAACGCACAACCTTGGATGTGTCCACGTTGAACGTATCTCCCGGTAGTACTTCGTCAAGGAAAAAAGGAACAATGTCACCAACATTAAACGAAGTCTTAAGAGAATGCGAGCGGTCAAACGTCGAACGCCGGATATCAATGTTCGTGGGATTAAGTGCGAAATGAGATTCAACATTGCGGTTCATTCCATAACCTCCTTTTTCGGCTCAACAGCCGGTTTTTCCTCCTGTGCGGGCGGGTCAGACTCTCGCTCGGGCTTAATTCCGAGCTTGTCGAGGAAATCAGGCTTGTCCATGCCGGCCATGAACTCCGCAAAGTTGTGGTTAAACTTTGCGCGAATATCGACCGGAAGAGAATTGAAAAAGCTCTGACCTTCATTGACCTTGTTCAAAAGGTCAGCATAGGTTGTAGGCATATTGGTGAAATCACCATAAGCGCCCTGGACACGCGAAAGCGCGTCAATGTCGCCGTTCTGATATCGAGCGAGAATCACGTGGATATCGACGGACTCGGCGTGCGATTGAATGAAATCGTAAAGGTCTTCTCGGCCAGACTCAACGAGATCCATAACTCCATTTTCATCAAACTTAGGCTGATAGAGAATCCGTTCGCGCTCACCAAGATTTGAAGGGAAACGAGTTCTCGGACGATACTGAGTAGCGAATCTAAGCTTTTCATCATACATGATTACACATCCTTTCTCTGGATGGACGTACCATCCAAAATCACCTCGGGGAGCTGGGTGGAGATCGTGCCAGTCTCGTTATCAAACTCGCCGATCTTACAAAGAGCATAATCCTCAATGTGAGAAAACAGAAGACTCTCCTTCTGCATACAGGCATGAGCGAAATTCCGCATAGCGGAAGAATCATTCTGGTCTACCGTAGGCGGGAGAAAGCCCGTACGAGCATCACGAATAGAGAAAACACCGTATTTCATTTCCTAAAAACCCTTTCAATTGAATTCATAAGTTGAAGAACATCGGGAACGCCCGAAAAATCCGAAGGATTGACACGAGAAGCCTCAATCAAAAAAGACTTCATCTCACGCCAACAGCGCATATAAAACATAGGATCATCATCAGAATATTTCACAGTCGAATACCTCCTCTAAAAACAGTCGGGTTAATGTTGATCTTCTTGGACTTCGCAGCAGTACGACGAAAGACCTTCTTGTCTTTCTTGGGACGCATTTTCTTACGCATTAGATACAACTCCTTTTCAATGATTTTATTCGGGCCAGCTGGTTCCGTTCTTCAACGGCAAGCTGGTCTAAATAACTAAGTGTGGTTTTCTGTAATTTCGCTTTCTGAGCTTCAGCTGCCATCTTCTGACGAACAGCTTTAAGCCTGGCAGATTCTTCCGGACAATCGAGATCAAAGAGCTTGTCATAATACTTCGGAGGTCGAAACTTCCTTCCGCCTTTCTCAGTCGAAATGTTAATGAACTCGTGTTCATATAGGTCGGGATGATCCTCGTAATACTGCCGGGCAATACCGGGCTTGCGAGACATAAGCGAAAACTCAGGAACAATGTTGAAATTCTCGTAGAACTCAGCTTCAGGGCCGGTGAGCTTCTTCATGACATAACGAGCAGTATAAGCGCAAGTCTCCCAGGTCACAGGAGCTACAACAGCAAAACCATTCGGCCAAACTTCTTGAAGGGACGCAGAATTGAAGTATTGAAAACCTTGAGCAGATCGCTTGTAAGGAACAAGGTCATGGAGTTCCAATCCAAAAATGATTGCATGATAATGAGGGCGGAACGTCTGAGAACCATACTCACCAGAAGCAAAGAAGCGAATACCTTCGCCGAACTTCTTCCGGAGACGCTTCATAAAAAGCTGAAAATCACGCTTCACGAGGGACATACTCGGCAGGGCCTCGCCGGTCTCCGGATCGGAATAGTAATGAATAGGAACGTGAGCATCATCATAAGTAAGCGTTACGAAGTAGCTGGACTTATGATATTCAAGCTCCAACATACAACGGTTAGCCCATTCACGGGAACGCTGGAGACGACAGCCGGAACACTTACCACAAGGAATCTCAATAAACTCCGTAACGTCACCAGGACGACCAATAGGCGGACTTCGCATACACGCAAAGCCTTCACCAGCGCGCTCGAGATGGTCTACCTCATAGCTCGTTACCTTGAGCAACCGTTTACCATCTTTTTCGCCTAAAACAAAGGCTTTCAGCGGATGATAACAGGGCAAGAAATCACCTTCTTTGTATGGGGATATCGTACCCCCATACATTTTGGGAAATTTCAAAAATTTTCGCAGCAATGGCAGGCGTTTCGGGGATCGGCGCGAAAAAATGGGTAGACGGAAGGGTAGACGGCGACCCTCTCGGAAAACCAGCAAGCCCTTGCGCCCCAGGCGTTTCGGCGGGTAGACATCGGGTAGACATCCTTGTTTTGTTCAAAAACCGTTTGTGCAAAACGGAGAAAAATGCATTTTTTGAAGAAGCCATGAAACTTTTCAGATTTCTATAGCCTTTTTGTCGCGGGCGTGGTATACTGCAATTTACAGTATCTCTCGAGGAGGAAACACCATGAAACGAATGCTTGCGTTGCTGCTC